CACGTACGTTGTTGTTGTTTAAGCATAAAGTTCAACTGTCGTGCAATTCAGTAGAACACCAATATAAATGTAAGTCCCATAGGCGATTTAACGACTCGCACTCTAGTCGAAGAGAAATCAAAAACTCGTATGAAACGAGAAAGAAGATTAACACCTGGGGCCACAGGAATGACTCCACTAGCTCTCAATTAGTGGATTATAGTAAGGCTATTAGTCCCCAACTTAAAGTTGGCAATGCCGTGAATGACGTAGAATGCGGAATTAGTCTTTCTTCTTCTTCTTCTTATGAAGTCTTGTGGACTTCTGAGGAGAAGGATTAGAAGGTTCGGAAGAGAAAAACCTGTCCCTAGCTGTCCCTTTCGGAACGGCAGACATTGAAGCCATGTTCTTAACAAGCTCTGTAACGATACCTTTCAGTTCGCTAAGCTCGTTATTCACATGTTTTTCAACCTTCTGCTTGCTTTCAACTTTTGTCTTTTCTTCTTTTTTGACGGATCCCGTGACGTTACCCAACCACTTGATAACCTGAGGAGCTGCACTAAGCGCTGCACTCAGGATGGTACCAAGAGAATTACTGGCAACCACGTCTGCATCTGGTGCCTTGTGTAAGACATTAGAAGCTATTCTTTGAGCTAATGAGTCCTCCATTGCACATGGAGTAGTAAAAGCATTCAAAGAAGAGTGAAGCTCCGGAATGGTTTCAAAACCATTAAAGAACTTATACAGAACATGATTAGCAGAATTACCAGCTTCGGCATACAAATTTTCCATTAACACCCAAGTCATCATAAAATTACTTGATACCCACTCACCACCTACTGGATTTGCGATGGTTGTCACAACTCCTGTGGAAGTTTCGATCAAATTTAAGACGGTTGGAAGAGCCTTCTCATAAAGGTTCGTGTCTTGGAAAAGCCGATTAACAATAAAAGCTCCGTCTTTAAGCATACCCGTATAGGATTTGCCACTAAGATTAAGAACCTCAGTCATTGTTTTCGGCAGTGTGTCGATGATAATAAATCTCGAATTGGTAACCACATCCAAACCCCCTACCAGCACAGGTTCGTCCTCTCTGTTTTTGGACTTCATGTGACTAATATAGTCAACATGTTTGCCTCCAACGAGAGTACAAAGCCTGCCTGGGAATTTCCAAACGTCACCTGCAGATTTAGCTCGAACCAGAAGGTTAAACTGCATTTGCTCTAAAGCAAAAGAATCTGCTACGACGTCAATAAACTCAGGAGCATAGGATGCAACTGTGATTGTGCCACGATTGCTGAAGTCAGTTTCGTCTTGATAGATCGACACCGAACCGAAGGTCCTTCTAGCAACAGACATATCTTTATTCCAATTGGAAGGGTTATATGTCTTATTGTAAAGGATTACGTCGGAAAGAACTGGAATATTTCCAGTCGTGGAATCGAACGACCAAGAGCAATTCTGCTGATTCATACCCCAGAAAAACAGCTGCAAATACTTGCGAGCTGGGATTGCGGGAACATCAGTGCAATGCAAAGCAAACTCTTCTACACCCTTTGCTGTAATTTTAATCGACGGTTGAGAAGATTTGTCCGGATAACCGCAATAAGCATTATCCAAGACAACATTAGAGGTTGGAGGATGTAAGTAGTTTTTCAACCAAGCTGCTCCAGCAGGAGTCTCACAAGAAACTCCCGTAGGAATCAACTTAGTCGGCTTAATAAGCACTTCATCTTTCGTGTTGTTTGTCGCGGTTTCTAACCGCATTAAGTCGCCCGAAGGCACCTTATCATCATTCATTGTCCGTACCACCCCACGGACTCCAGTATGGCCAGAACATGATCTAGATCAGGATTTCCACGCAGATCATCCAAGTACTGCATCATAGCTAAAGATTTCTCTTCAAGCGTATTGATGTCGTTCCTATGGAGGAGTCGCATAGTTTCCTTTGCTATTCCCTGTGCCCAAGCCGTGTATTTAACAGGATCATAATAATGAGAACAAAAGTCAAAGACTTCTCCACAAACGTCGTAGAACTTAAGTCTATACCCTAAGGCTAGATATTTTTCTACAGCATTTTCAGTAAAGTCCTCTAAACAATCATCTCCCATTGCCATGGCTAAGTCAGCTCCTACTCTTAAGGCGTTTGCCACCCTAATTCTCGAAGTTGTGGATGACGTTTTATAGCCACCACTCTTAAGTATTCCTGCTACCCTCTGAGCATACATTTGACCGTCCGAGAGCATAAATACGCTCAACATCAAACATCTGTCTCTGTTCCGGCAAATTTTGGCATAGTTCGAATCCACAACATTTTCGGTGTGACTTCTTAACCGATACTCAGTATCAGTATGATAATCACGTTCGCATACCGAAAAATCATGCGCCTTAATATCACTATTAGCTGGCTTACGCAAGCGTTTGTAATAATCTATGGTACATTTTACACCAGATTCGTCAAATCCCATTCCAGGTTTGGATGGTATTTCTGCGTTTCTAGCGATTTCTCCAGTATTAATATGTTGATTCAAAATTCGATCCACGATCTGATCAACTAAAGACACGGATGATATTAGACGCCATCGTCCAGAATTTGCTTTCTCAATTGAATGAGGCTCATTCTTAACGAATACTCTTATAGGATCCGTAAATCCCTGTTGAACCAGTTCCTCAGCACTAAGGTGTTGAATATCACCTTTCAACGCATTGATCCGGTCTTTAACAAGTTTCCTTATAAGATCCGGAACAGCATTAAGCACTGCACCATTATCTTTGCCAAAAACATGATAAGGGACTCCAGAAGAACTATCGAGTTGAACTGCTGAAATACAATATTCCATTAGCTCTTCGAAATGCTCAGATTCCGTGTCAACCTCACCATGCAGGGCACGGGGCAGCACATTATTCTGCCCATACAGTTGCAACAATTTTTCGATAATAAGTTCATCCTCAGCTTGTTGCTGCTGAGTAAAATTACGAACTATATGCTGAGATGCTTGATATTGTAAACTTACAAATTCAGCTTCAGCACCCCTTTTTGGCCAAACTAGTTGACTACTGGCAGGCCATCTTGAACAGACGTCTTGCCAGATTTGCGTCGTTTTCTTTTCTTTTCCCCCGGCGAAAGAGGCTCCTGACCGCCCGACGTATTCAAAACCGGTGATTTCTGGGTCTCCGCTAGGAGAACTCCATCGATAATTGCCGATGTTATAATTTTCGGAGTCAACCCCGCTTTGGGCGGGGATAACGCTTTTAAACCAGTCGTAGGTAAGATTAAAGTTTTCGGTGAAAACTTCGTTTTAAGAACAGACGCATAACTTGCTTGACCAACAGGCTCATCTACCTGTTGGGTCTTTACCACCTCATTAACACCGGATTCTGTTAACGGCAGAGTGGGAGGAATTTTCTTCAACTTCTTCAATTTCTGCTTCTTTTTGGTTACTATGGCAGCCGCTAAAACTGGCAAATTTCCCTGATCAACTAATGTCGATTGCGTACTTTTTGTCGGCAAAGCTACTTCCTTCACAGCTACCTTTTGTGCAACCGGAATGGTATCAATGACCTTTAGGTTTTGAAGTTTACTCGCTAAATCTCGATCCTGATCCGTAAAATTACGTAAGGCTGCCATATGTTCAATATGGAACCTCTCCATCTGTTCCGTTTTTGGGACGACCCAGACATCAGTACCTCTGATTATGCAAATTGTATCCTCAAGTTTCGCTTCGATAAGAAACTGATCAGCCCATTGCTGTATCTGAATAGGCGTTAAACGCCCCTCAACTACATCAACGGCAGCTAAGACGAAATCACTAATGAATTGTCTAACCATTGCAGACCATTTTTCCTCACCCATGCCAGCTCTTACCACCATCTTCAAAGCCTTCGCAAAGGCCTTTTTGACTAGAGCAGTATGATCTGTTTCCTTAAGATCAAAAAATCCGAATTGTCCTCTTAACAACTGAAGCAAAGCCCTTATTCCCAGGTTACTAGACACAATGCCAACCCAAATATCATTCATCAATCCATTTGTGGTGTCACTTAAAACGCTTTCTTTGTAAGCTTCGACGACTATTTTCCCATATTGTTCGCTATGCTCACCCGAAGGGATCATAGGATTTCCCATGGGGAGATCAAAGTCGTTATCACGATTCAAAACACTGAAAGCATCTTGTTTTTCTTGCTGCGTTTCATACAAAGTACCAATATGACTAAAAATCTTATCGGACGATATAGTCTGCAACATTACTGGGATGCGATTATCAACAAAGGTTTGATCGACACATTTAGCCATGATCTCTGCTTCTTCAAAAGTTTTATCAAGTGCTTTCTGGTCGCTATTAACAATACCAAGTTGAACCTCGCTAAGGACCTTATTCAATGATACTTCAGTAGCCATCCTCAGGAGGGAACAAGGTTGGTTTTCACCATTAACCCACTCACCTCCGAGCCCGACTTCTTTCTTACCATTTTCAACTTCTCCATATTCATAATCCACAAGGTCTCCCCACGATGGTCCTATTGGCTCATGTGCAAAACTGCGAGTGAGTTCATAGGATCGTTGGGACCTTTTGAATTGGTCCAAAATTTGAGCTGCCTCAGTGCCAATTATAGTTCCAAAATCTATATCTTCTTGGAACGCTGGATCAGCAATTCGGTATTTCTTCTTTGAAAAATTATGTCCTTTCGAACGTATGTTCAACGGTCCACGCCTATCATAAAACCAATCACTACGAGTCTCTTCAGGAAACTCGAAGCGTTCAAAGTCCTCGTTAAGCATTTCATTTTCAACACGTGAGTCATAAGCAGATTCTTTACCCTCAATAAGGAACGTTGGAATACAAATTCCTATATTATGGGAATCATCTTTAGCTCTTTCCAGGTGGATACCCAAAATTTCGCCTCTCATGGTAAAAATTGGACTGCCAGACCATGAATAAGTTGTTGACGCTCTATGTTCCAAACGGAATGCTTTCTTTGAGGGAACGCAATTACCAATAGACATATGTGGTCGACCATCTATATTTCCATAGACCTTAACAGCCACTGTTGAATTTACGGGCTTAGCAAAACGGGCCAACTTTACGCCAAGTACGCTAAAGACCTCAATAGGAACTCGCACTAAAGCGAAATCCATAGATGGTGAATAACCTACAACTGGCCAAGAAGGATCCATTCGGATAGCCTTATTATCTTTCAAAATAGAAACTTCATCTCTCTTAATGGCGTCCAAAACATGGTACGCTGTCATAAGACAATCCATTCCGTAATACTTCACTCTAGATGCCATTCCCATAGGTTTAGTACCAACCACCAATGTGGCTAGCGACTCGGGAAAACGGCTTTCCTGAAAATATGATGTGGCGATAGAACATTCCTTAATGCCCTCCGCTCTCTGTAATAGAGTAGCCGACGGCAAAGCCTTGGACATATCAACTTCCACTCTCAATCCCATACTAGGGACTGAGATATAAGCTCCATTCAAATCATATCTTAATTCCCCACGAACGACTGCGGGGACTTTCTGCATATCAATTGTAACAACCTTTAAGCTACGAGTCCTTTTAATCAGATCAATATGATCGACCACAGAACGAGACCAAGGCATCCACAATGTAAATGCAAGAAAAAGTATTTCAGAAAAACCAAACACACGCATGATCAGACGACTTATAATACCGAAATCTCGGATATCAACCGGTACATCTGATTCAATTAGAGTTTGTATCAATTTGCGGACTCCAATGACTAAGGAGGTCATCATAACAACCAAATGGATCATCAGATACGTAAACAAAACCTGGAAACCAGAAATTTCTACGCCAAAGACGCTCACACTCGATCGAAGACAATCGCCAAAGACCATTAGAGCTTTGAACATTGATTTCGCAATGCTCACAACTATCCCGTTTAAGATAGCACTGGCGTTTACGCCTCCCAGGTAGGCCACAATATGACTAGACGCACTAGTCGACAGCTCAATCGTAATCAAAAGATTGACCACTACTAGAACTTTTAAGAAAGTTTCC